ATCCTATGGCTTTCTCTATTCAAAATAGAGGGATTGCATCCCATATAACTTTAGCTTTTTACTTACCACAAGCATTCATAGAAAAAAATGAAATGGTTTTGTCAAAAAAAGACATAATGTTTTTTCTTAATCCAAAAGAAGAATTCTGTGAATACTATGAAAACTCTGTGAACCAATACTATGAATCAGAAACAGAAGAAGGACCTACGTCTGAAAAAATGAAAGATATTATGATGAAAGCCTTTATCGAACTGGATCCAGAAGAAAAGGTAATTCATTAATTTCAATGGTCAACACCGGGAGACTAACATTAGTCAAGCCCTTTTGTCAACACTTATTTTGGTATACTTACATGAGCTCTAAACATTACATTAACAACGCAACCTTTCTCCAAGAGTTATTGGCATATAAAGAAAGAAAAAAGAAGAATCCAAAAGAACCAATACCAAATTATATTGGTGAATGCTGGATGAAAATTGCCGAAGGGTTATCACACAAACCTAACTTTATCAGTTATTCTTACCGAGATGAAATGATTTCTGATGGCATTGAAAACTGTCTTATGTACTTTGAGAACTTTGATCCATCAAAATCTTCAAACCCATTTGCATATTTTACACAGATAATCTACTTTGCTTTCCTAAGACGCATTCAAAAAGAAAAAAAACAGTTATATATAAAATATAAATCTACCGCGCAGATGGGTATTTTAGATGAATATGAGATGACTGATATGGAAACAGGTTCTTCCAAACAATTTGAACTGTACGACAACATTGCCGAATTTATTGAAACGTATGAGATAAGCCAATCCAAAAAGAAAGCAGAAAAAAAGCTTGCTAAAAAACCAAAAGGTATTGAAGCTTTCTTAGAAGGTCCTAGTGAGTTGGAAATAAACTTACTTGAAAATGAATTTGTAACTATTGAGGAGTAATTATGTTAGTTATGCCAGACAATATGATAGGTAAACCAGTAGGTTTTACTTGTTCAACTTTTGACCTACTACATGCAGGACACATTCTTATGCTTGCAGAGTGTAAACAAGTATGTGACTACTTGATTGTTGGTGTCCAGAGTGATCCTACGATTGATAGGCCTGGTACCAAGAACAAGCCAGTGCAATCTATTGTTGAGAGATACGTTCAACTATCCGCAGTTAAGTTTGTAGATGAAATCATTGTTTACAATACCGAAAAAGACCTTGAAGATATGTTGATGTTTTTGCCTATTACTGTTCGCATTATTGGTGAAGAATATAAAGATAAAGATTTTACAGGTAAACATATTTGTGATGAACGTGGTATCAAAATTTGGTATAACTCCAGGTCACACCGGTTCAGTTCTTCGGAATTAAGACAGAGAACCTATGAATCGGAAATGAAGAAAAAAGTTAAGTTGGTTGATATGGAATGGGATAGTACCAAAAAAGACTTGACAAAATGAATCTTTTAGACTATAATGAAAACAACCTTGCCTTAATTTCTGGATTAATACTTAAAAACCTAACCTATGACCTGTTACCTAGGAAATGGTGGGGTAAAAATTCAACCAATCCATTATTTGGACATTGCCATAATGCTACCGGTTGTTTATATAAAATATTTGGCCATAAGGCAATGCATGCCTATAAAGCTTTAGACCATGAAGGTGTTTGGCATTGGTGGGCTATAGATAAAGAAAACAAGATTATTGATTTGACTGCTGCACAATATACAAGTAGAGGAAAGAATCCTCCTTATGCAGAGGGCAACAAAGCTAGTTTATTAGGGTTTGAATACCGCAAAAGAATTGTAAGACTTACAGATAGGGTAATATGTGAATATGAAGGGCGTGAAAATCATTTCTAGCACCAAACTATTATAAATATATCAAAAAGGAAAAATATGAACGATATATTTAAAAGTTTGCGTGAAATGAAATGGAATTTTGAAGAATTTAAAATCAATTCCACACATAATAATTTTGTTACTTATGGAAGTAATAATCCTATGTTTGGTCTAAAAGGTGAAAACCATCCATCTTCAAAATGGCATAAATCTGAAGCAACAAAAGAATATTATGATGAAAAAAGAATAAAGGTGTTGGAGGGATGGATGAATAATGAAGAACGCCGTAAACAACATTCAGAAAAAATGAAAGAACGTTGGAACACAGGAAAATTAAATGCCGAAAAATCTAGAAAGAATGGCCAACACGGATTAAAAGGTAAAGATATACACAACACTATTGACATAGAGTATAAAGGTGTGTTATACTATGGATGGCGTGAACTACAGGATAAAACAAAAGTGACTAAACATTTATATAAAAAATATTATTTGAACGGATTGGATCCTGAACCTAGAATAGGTTCAGATGGTCCTAATCCAAATAAACAAAACAATTTTTTTGAGAAGGAGGTGTCAGAATGAAAGTTGCAATCATAACTGACCAGCATTTTCGGAGCTAGGAATGATTCCATCCATTTTTTGGACTACTATGAAAAATTTTATAATGAAACATTTTTTCCTACTATTATATCTGCCGGAATTAATACTGTGCTTATTCTTGGCGACACGTTTGATAGACGCAAATATGTAAACTTCTTTTCACTTAAAAGAACAAAAGAAATGTTCTTTGATAAATTATATGAACAAGGTATTGAAGTACATATGTTGGCGGGCAACCACGACACATACTTTAAAAATACCAATGATGTTAATTCTGTAGATTTATTATTGAAAGAATATGGCAATATGAACCCACAACGATTGTTGTGGATGATACGCCTATCTGTATGATGCCTTGGATTTGTCCAGAGAATTATGAAGATTCTATGAATATGTTAAAAGAAACTAATGCAGAAATATGCATGGGCCATTTTGAAATTGCAGGTTTTGCCATGCATCGTGGTATGCCATCGGAAGAAGGTTTAAACCGAGAACTATTCAGAAAGTTTACACACACCTTTAGTGGCCATTATCACCACAAATCTAGCGCTAACGATATACATTATCTTGGTAATCCTTATGAGCTTACTTGGCAAGATTATAATGATGAAAGAGGATTTCACATCTTTGATTTTGAAAGTAAGGAACTTGCCTTTTACAAAAACCCTAACATAATGTTCCATAGGATTGTATATGATGATAAAACACAATCAATACAAGATATTATGGCAAAAGACGTAAGCATTTATGCCAACACATATGTTAAAGTTGTGGCAGTCAATAAAACGAATCCGTATTTGTTTGACCAACTTATGAACAAATTATACATGGTAAATCCGCTGGATATTACCATTGTGGAAGATGCATTAGACTTGACAGAAGGTGTTATAAGTGATACCATAGACGAAGCGGAAGACACAGTAACTATCATAAACAAGTATGTTGATGCACTTGAGAATTCTGGTATAGACAACAATAAATTAAAGAATATGTTAAGAGAACTTTACGTTGAGGCATTGAATCTAGAGCAAGCATGATTACTTTTCAAACCATTAGATGGAAAAACTTATTGTCCACTGGCAATAGTTTTACCGAAATCAAACTTGATAAATCTCCAAACACACTTATCATTGGTAACAATGGTGCCGGCAAAAGTACAATCTTAGATGCTTTGTGCTTTGGTTTGTTTGGCAAGCCTTTTCGTAAAATTAATAAACCAAATCTTGTAAACTCTATTAACAATACGGATGCTGTAGTGGAGGTTGAATTCACTATTGGTAAAAAAGTATATAAGATTGTTCGTGGTATTAAACCTAACACTTTTGAAATATATTGTAATTCAGTTTTATTGAATCAGGATGCCAAGTCAAGAGATTATCAAGAATTTTTAGAGAAATCAATTCTAAAGTTTAACTATAAATCTTTTACTCAAATTGTTATTCTTGGGTCTGCATCTTTTGTTCCTTTCATGCAATTGTCGCCATCTGACCGCAGGACAATAATAGAAGAACTACTTGATATACAAATTTTTACATCAATGAATGGTATTATCAAAGACCGCATGGCCGGTATAAAAGAATCGACAACAAAAACAAAGTATGCAATTGAGTTGACTACAGAAAAAATAAAGTTGCAAGAACAAAATATTGAAGAACATAAGAAAAACAATGATGAAGAAATTGCCAAAAAGAAACAGGAAATTATAGACAATGAGTTGATTAACTGACAGCTAACAAAAGACATTTTACTGATTAATAAACATATTGGAAAATTATCTACCAAAATTACTGACAAGTTGGATGTTGAAAAACGATACAAAAAGTTTGTACAAGTTGAAGCTAAAATGTCATCCACATATTTGAAGGTAGAAAAAGACATTCAGTTCTATGAACACAATGATGATTGTCCTACATGTAAACAAGTAATCACAACAGAATGGAAAAGTTCTCAAGTACAAGAAAAACAAAACAAGAAAACGGAAATAGAAGGTGCTTTGCAAACCATCATAGATGAAATGTCAAAACTCAACACCAGAACCAATGAAATTATTGCTATTAACAAACATATCTCAGAACACAACAATGAGGTTGTTAAACACAATTCTACAATCACTGCCGTCAATAACTATATTACTAAATTGAATAGAGAGATTAAAGAATTGAGTGAACGCAAGGACAATCTAACAGAGGTAAATGAAAAGTTAAAAGAACTTAGGTTAGAGTTGACCAATTTGGAAAAAGAACAGGAAAATCTGTCTGTTGATAAACACTATCATGAGTATGCTGCATCTTTGTTGAAAGACAATGGTATTAAAACCAAAATCATTAAACAGTATTTGCCCATCATAAACAAGTTTGTCAACAAGTATTTGAAGGCTATGGACTTCTTTGTCAACTTCAATCTTAATGAAAACTTTGAAGAAACAATTAAATCTAGGCACCGTGATGAATTTAGTTATTCGAACTTTTCAGAAGGCGAAAAGATGCGTATTGATTTGGCTCTATTGTTTACATGGAGACAGATTGCAAAGTTAAAGAATTCAACCAACACAAATCTGTTGATACTGGATGAGGTCTTTGATTCTAGCCTAGATACAGTAGGCACAGATGAGTTTTTGAAATTGATACATGAAATGGGCCAAGATACAAACATATTTGTTATTAGCCACAAAGGCGACCAACTCTTTGACAAGTTTAGGTCAATCATAAAATTTGAGAAAAAGAATAACTTTTCACAGGTGGTAAAATGAGTGAACTATTTGAATATAATACAAAAGATTTAAAACAACCAGAACAACAAGAAAATTCTGTTTTTGATTTGGTTCCTGAAAATTCACCAGTACTTAAACAAGTGTTATTTGAGTTTGATTTTACAAACCCTCCAGTTAACGCCAATGAATTTGCTTCCAAACTGGTAGAAACTTGTAAACACCATAATGGTTATGGCCTATCAGCAAATCAATGCGGATTCTCGCATCGTGTTTTTGTCATGGGTACCGGCGATGACTATGTGGCATTTTTTAATCCCAAGATTTTGGAATCGATTGGAGAATCTCACATTGTGGAAGCTTGTTTATCTTTTCCACTTTTAGGTCTTAGGATTACCAGACCAAAAGAAATTGTGGTAGAATATCAAGACTTTGTTGGTGCTAAACATACCACAAGATTCAATGGTATATCTGCCAGGATATTCTTGCATGAGCTTGACCTTTTGAATGGTATAGTGTATACTGAACGTGTAAAACCGTTGGCACTAAAGTTTGGATTAGACAAACGCCAGAAAACAATGAAAACTTTTGTTAAGAATCACACCAAATATATGAACGCAATGAAAAATGGCAAAACCGCAAATTGATCCTGTAGAAAAACAATGGGCAGATTGGTTAGAAAAGAACCCAACACATGAACACATTGACGTTGATAATCTTAAAAAAATTCTGATTGAAGATTTATCTTATGCATCTAAAATGGATGTAAAGGAATATACTTTATATCAAAAATG